GGAAGCCAAGTAGCCCCGCAACAGCAAAATTCGGGATATGCGCCGCAATCAATTGGCGCTGGGCTATTTGGTGGGCAATTCCAAAACTTGATGATGCAACAGCCACAATTTTATAACCCGCTAATGGGATTTAGCGGTGCTCAAAATTTTGGTGGTTTATTTGGGCAGCAACAAAACGTTATAAATCAATACCGTGGATCAGGCTATTTGATGCCACCTCCGCAACAACTCCAACAGCAACAGCAATTGAGCCCACAAATACCGGCATTTTTTGATAGCCTTGCCTATCGACCGCTATAAATTGCCAATACAATAGCCGACACAACGAGGTAACGCTATGGATCAAAATGAGTTCGACGAACCAACAGAAAACGACAAAGAGCTAACCTCCTTTGTCATTGACCACTGTGACCGCTGGCGCGACTGGCGCGACACGAACTTTCTACCCGACTATCTAGAATACGAGCGCATCTTCCGTGGTGAATGGGCTGCTGAGGATAAGACACGAGAGTCTGAGCGATCACGCATCGTGACCCCTGCTACTCAGCAAGCAGTAGAGACACGCCACGCTGAGATCATGGAAGCCATCTTTGGTCAAGGCGAGTTCTTTGACATTGAAGACGATCTTAAAGATGTCAACGGCAATCCGTTAGATGTCGAGGCGCTTAAAGCCCAGTTGATGGAAGACTTTAAGCAAGACAAGATTAGAAAAGCTATCGACCAGATCGAGTTGATGGCTGAAATCTATGGCACTGGCATTGGCGAGATCGTGGTAAAGACTGAAAAAATCTTTGAGCCAGCCACCCAGCCGATACCAGGCCAGATGGGTCAAGCTGCTATTGGTGTTGTGGAGAAAAGCCGCATTGCGGTCAAGATTACGCCGGTTAACCCTAAGAATTTCTTGTTCGACCCCAATGGAACATCTATTGATGACTGCATGGGCGTAGCGATTGAGAAGTTTGTCAGCATACACAAAGTAGTCGAAGGCATCGAAAAGGGCATCTACCGCAAGGTAAACATCACCACTGGTGACGAGGACACTGATCTTGAGCCAACCCAAGAAGTTAGCCAGTACAGAGACGGAAAGGTGCGGCTGCTGACGTACTACGGCCTTGTGCCAAGGGAGTACCTGACCGAGAAGGACGAGGAAATAGAAGAACTATTCCCAGAAGACTCGGTTGCTGATGATTACTCTAACATGGTGGAAGCCATTGTGGTGATTGCCAACGAGGGTTTGCTGTTAAAAGCAGAAGAAAACCCGTACATGATGAAGGACAGGCCAGTTCTGTCTTATCAGGACGATACTGTCCCGAATCGGCTCTTAGGTCGAGGGACTGTGGAGAAGTCCTACAACATGCAGAAGGCTATTGACGCTCAAGTGCGTAGCCATCTGGACTCACTGGCGCTGACCACCAGCCCAATGATCGGTTTGGATGCTTCCCGACTTCCAAGGGGCGCTAAGTTTGAGGTGAAACCTGGCAAAGCGTTCTTGGTCAACGGCAACCCTGCTGAGATTCTCTACCCGTTCAAGTTTGGCGAGACAAGTCTCAACAATCTAAACACGGCCAAAGAGTTTGAGCGCATGTTGCTCCAAGCCACTGGCACGATGGATGGTCAAGGCATGGTTAGCCAAGGCAATCGGGACGGCGCTGGCATGTCAATGGCAGTGGCTACGATCATCAAGAAGTACAAACGCACACTGGTGAACTTCCAAGAAGATTTCTTGATCCCGTTCATTCAAAAGGCGGCGTTCAGATACATGCAGTTTGACCCAGAGCGTTATCCATCGGTGGACATGAAGTTTATACCGACGGCCACGCTGGGCATCATTGCTAGAGAGTACGAGCAGCAGCAGTTTGTTGGTCTGTTGCAAACTCTTGGCCCGAATACGCCAGTGCTGCCGATTATCTTGAAGGGCATTTTTGCCAATTCCAGCCTGTCTAACAGGTATGAAATGATTGCGGCCTTGGATCAGATGAGCCAGCCCAACCCAGAGGCGCAGCAACTGGAACAAGCCCAGCAACAACTGGCATTGCAAGCAGCACAGGCTCAGATTGCAGTACAGACTACGCAAGCAGAGCAGAATCGGGCAGAGGCACAGAAGCTGATGACCGAAACCCAGCTTATGCCGCAAGAATCACAAGCTAAAACTATGGCCGCGCTGACAAAGAATCTGCCAGATGATAACGAAGGCAAAGAGTTTGACAAACGGGTCAAGATTGCGGAGTTGATGCTTAAAGAAGCTGACATCAAGAACAAGTCCAAGATTGTTGAGTTGCAAATGGCAAACAAACAAGAGAATTTGCGCTCAGTAGAGAACGAGTTCCTTGACCAACTGTCGGGAGCATTGAAATGATTGATCTTGATTCAATGTCTGACGACGACAAGCTAGCGGCGCTTGAGTCGATCCACAAGTCAATTGCTGAAAGCAAGGAAGTCCAAAAGCAAAAGATTGCGGTCAATGTTAATTTGGTGCTGCAAGCTCTAAAGAAGATGGAGTCCGACATTCGGGCGCGGTACGACGAAACCGGCAAAGCAATTGAGAAGCGGGTTGCCAATATCAAAGATGGTCGTGATGGGCAAGACGGTGTAGATGGGCAAAAAGGTAAGGACGGAAGGCCAGGTCGTGATGGGTTGCCAGGTGCTCGCGGTATTGACGGGCTGAACGGCAGCAACGGTATTGATGGTGAAGACGGGGTGTCGGTTGTCAATGCAAATATTGACTTTGACGGCAGCTTGATCATTACCTTGTCAGACGGACGCGAATTGAATGTTGGTGAGGTTGTCTCGCAAGAATTGGCTCAAAAGATACAAGTTATCAGCACCATGTCTACCAACGGGGCGGTGGGCATTAGTGACGAGGGCAGCTCGATCTCCACGGGTGTGAAGAACATCAACTTTGTTGGCGCGACTGTTACCGCTACCAATTCTGGTGATGATGTCACGGTCAACGTGAGTGCTGGAACAGGAACAGTGACAAGTGTCGCTGTATCGGGTGGCTCCACAGGTTTGACCACAAGTGGTGGGCCAATCACCACAACCGGCACGATTACCTTGGGCGGGACTCTTGCGGTTGCAAGCGGTGGTACAGGTACAGCAACGCCCAGTTTAGTCGCTGGTACAAACATCACCTCGATAACAGGCAGTTGGCCTAATCAGACAATTAACGCAAGCGGTGGGTCTGGAACCGTCACAAGCGTGGCAGCTACTGGCGGCACGGGCATCAGTGTTTCAGGCAGCCCGATTACAACTTCTGGCACGTTGACTATTACTAACACAGCGCCAGATCAAACGGTGGCCTTGACCCAAGGCGGCACAACCACCATCACTGGTACTTACCCTAACTTTACAATTTCATCTGCTGACCAGTTTGTCGGCACTGTTACCTCGGTTACTGGAACATCACCTGTTGCCTCAAGCGGAGGTACGACCCCTGCTATCAGCTTGGCATCGGGTTACGGTGACACGCTCAACCCTTACGCCAGCAAGACGGCCAACTTTGTGCTGGCTGCACCTAACGGCACTGCGGGTGTACCGACATTCCGCGCTGTTGTTGCGGCTGACATTCCTACGCTTAATCAAAGCACCACCGGCAGCGCAGCTACCCTTACCACTGGCCGCACGATTGCAGTTACGGGTGACTTGGCCTACACCAGCCCGTCATTTGACGGATCAACCAATGTTACTGCTGCTGGCACACTGGCTACTGTCAATTCCAACGTCGGCTCGTTCACTGCGGCAAACATTACGGTCAATGCCAAGGGTCTGATCACTGCTGCCGCCAACGGGACTGCTGGTGCAACAATTAGCAACGACACCACCACGGCAAGCAATCTCTTTCCCTTGTTTGCATCTGCAACAAGCGGTGTGCCGACAACAATCTTTACAAGCAATGCCCAGTATTTATACAAGCCTTCTACTGGTGAGTTGAGCGTCAAAGCACCACGGGCTTCAAACGGCATTGTGGTTAACAGCGCCACGATTGCAGAGAACTACACCATTGCTACAGGCGACAACGCCATGAGCGCTGGCCCTGTAACAATTAGCGCAAGCATTGTCGTAACAGTCTCCAGCGGTTCACGCTGGGTCGTAGTCTAGAGGAAATATATGGCAGTCACTATTGACGGAACAACGGGTGTATCGGCTGTACAGGCTGGTGCGGTAACGACTTCTGATCTTCCAGCGGGTACTGTGTTGCAAGTTGTAAGCACAACCAAGACAGATACATTTTCAATGTCATCTACAACTTTTGGCGATGTTACTGGTTTAAGTGTTTCAATAACGCCAACCTCAGCCACATCAAAAATTCTAGTAATCTCAAACCTTAACTGGGGGTCAAGTGGCAATGACATCAACGCAGCTAGATTGTTGCGGGATTCCACTGTAATTTCTGCTGGCGCTGCTGCCTCTAACAGAAGCCCAAGTTTTGCTGGAATGAGAACAGCAAGCGCAGACAACATTGAAACTGTTTCTGTAACTTTTTTAGATAGCCCAGCAACAACATCCGCAACAACTTATAAAGTACAAGTAAGGGTAGGCTCTGCGGATACTGTTTATGTGAACCGAACAGCTACCGATACAGATGTTAGTGCGTTTCCAAGAACAGTATCGTCAATCACAGTCATGGAGATTGCAGCATGAACCACAAAGCAATTTACGCGCTCTATCCAAGCGCTGTGACGATTGATGACGCTGATGGTGCAAGAGATGCACAAGGCAATCAAGTCATCATTGATGAAGCGGCTGTTGCAGCTTGGGTAGACCCCAATGCGTACAAGTACAAACGCGCCGCTGCCTACCCATCAATCCAAGACCAGCTTGATCTGCTCTACCACGGCGGCATGGACGCCTGGAAGGCCGCAATCACCGCAGTTAAACAGGAGTTCCCAAAATGAGCAGCATTGCAGTAACGGCCTCAGCCTCTGGCACGGGTACAGTGTCTTTGGTTGCCCCTGTCACAAACTCAGATCGCACAATCACTTTGCCTGATGCTACTGGCACTATGCTGTCCACTGCCACGGCTGGTGTGCCTGTCAATGGGCCAGCGTTTAGTGCTTATAATTCCAATCAAGCTATCGCTAACAACACTTTTACAAAATTAGCTTGTTCTTTTGAAGTTTTTGACACTAATTCAAATTACGACAACGCAACAAATTACCGATTTACACCAACAGTAGCTGGCTACTATCAAATTAATGGGCATGTAGCCTTGGCTGCTGCTTTAGGTATTGTTGCAGTTTCAATTTATAAAAACGGTGGTAATTTCTATTCTGGTAGTTCTGCTGCTTTGAATACTGGCTTCACACAAGCAAATGTTTCAGGTGTTGTTTATCTAAACGGTTCAACCGATTATGTAGAGTTGTACACTTTTCAAAACTCTGGTGGTTCAATAAACACAATTACTGCTTCTGGCCCATATAACTACTTTAACGGTGCATTGGTAAGGAGCGCAGTATGACACTCTACGACAAGATCATGGCGCTGTACCCCGCGCTGACAGACAGCGACTTCCTGACCACCATCCGCTTGCAGAACGACTCTGACGGCAAGGGTGCATACATAGCCAAGTGGGAGCACCCAACGCTGGCACGACCCACTGAGGAGCAACTAGCATGACCGTAGCAGTAAGCGGTGAGAGCATCACCTTTGCAGACAGCAGCGTACAGACCACCGCTGCCACGGGCTTCGGCTTCAAGAACCGCATCATCAACGGCGCGATGGTGATTGACCAGAGGAACGCTGGGGCGAGTGTAAGTACAGCAGGGGCAGAAATTTATACAGTAGATAGATGGTCGATATTTGAAAACGGCTCAATGGTGTTTTCTGTTCAGCAGAGTACAACTGTTCCGTCAACCGCTGGGTTTGCCAATTCGGTATTAATCACAACCACAACT